GTGCTTACTGATACCAAACTGAAAAACCTGAAGCCGCAGGAGAAACTGTATAAGGTTTCCGACCGTGACGGGCTGTATGTCGCCGTGCTCACGTCAGGCTCTGTCTCGTTCCGCTACGACTACCGCATTAATGGCCGCCGGGAAACGCTGGTTATCGGCCAGTACGGTCGTGACGGTATCAGCCTTGCCGAAGCGCGCGAGGAACTCATTGCCGCCAAAAAGCTGCTGAAGTCAGGCCAGTCGCCTGCTGCGGCGAAACGTGACGGTATCAGGCAGATCGCCGGGGCCGAAACATTCGCGGTATATACCGACGCCTACATGAAATATGTCACCCTGGCAGACAGCACCCGCGCCATGAAGCAGGCGGTTATTGATCGGGATATCCTCCCGGCGCTCGGCAACAAAATGATGACTGAGATAACCACCAGAGTGGTGCGCGACCTTTGTGATCGTATCGTCGAGCGTGGCGGCCGGGCGACGGCGATTCAGGTCAGGGAGATAATCAGCAGTGTGTACCGGTACGCCAACGACCGCGGACACGGCCTGTTCAATCCGGCGGCAGACATTAAGCCATCATCCATTGCCATGTTTAAGCCGCGTGAGCGCACGCTGTCGCCTGATGAGATCGGCATATTCTTCCGAGCGCTGGATGACGTCGGCGCGATGGGCACAATGAAGATGGCGCTGAAGCTGGTACTGCTGACGCTGGTTCGCAAAAGCGAATTCACTTACGCGACGTGGCAGGAGATCGATTTCAGGAACTGGACATGGACGATCCCCGCCGACCGAATGAAGGCCAGGCGCGCACATGTGATTTATCTGCCGAAGCAGGCGCAGGATCTGCTGGTGGGGTTGCAGATGTGTGCTGGCGGCAGTGAATACCTGGTTCCAGGGCGCTACAACTTCCGCAAGCCATTATCGAATGCCGCACTGAACTCGCTGATAGACCGGACCGTAGAGGCCATAAACAAAGACTGCGAAAAGATACAGGGCTTCACCGTGCATGACCTGCGCCGCACGGCCAGCACGCTGCTGCACGAAGCTGATTACCCGTCAGACTGGATAGAGAAAGCGCAGGCGCACGAGCAGAAGGGCGTTCGCGCGGTGTACAACAAAGCGGAGTATGCCCGGCAGCGCGCCTATATGTTGCAGCAGTGGGCAGATATGGTTGATGCCTGGATTAACGGGGAGCACACCGATCTGGTGCCGTTCTCCCCGTCGAAGTTTGAGAGGTGGATGGAGGGAAAGGATTAAGCGGTTATTCAATCTTAATGCCCGGGATGTCACCAGCAGCTATAGCGTCATAAATTGCCTCCGCTGTCTTGCTGGCATCCCTTACCAATAAGCAAGCTGCATCGATGGCGCTTATCGCTGCATCGCGCTTCTTGTCCGCTTCTGAGCGGATAGGGCGGAAAGAGCCAGCCTTTTGCACGCCAACGCAATCAAGTCCATTGTAAGCCTGGCTATTGGAAAGCCACGTAAAGGCAATACCTTCAGACTTGATTAGCTCAATGCGTACTGGCTTCCATCCATCAAATTTAGTTTCATACTCACACTCACAACCCACCGGAGGTAATCCCTCGCCATCCCATGCTGTAATATTTTTCATGCTGCACGCTCCCGGCCCTGATCGTCTGTTGATGAAAGCGGTGCATTTCCGAATGCCCGCGTCATCCCGGCAATATCCAGCGCGTAGCCAGGGTGCAGTTGCACCGCCGGGCCTTCGCACTGGTTTCCCCAAACGTCGAAGCCATGCGATGACTGGCGGGCGAAAAGCTCAATGCGCGGCACATCGCCCAGCAACTGCACCAGCTTTTCCCGGATTACGTCCGGCTTACGAGAGTTCTCCAGGCGTGGCGCCGTGACGTGCTGGCAGATTGAGGCGTCCATACGCGCCGGGAGTTTTCCGCGCACCGCGAAAAGGCAGTCTTCACTGTTCGCCCGGGTCATGTGGCCCATGCCGATCGCGCTGTTGCCTTTGTGCTTGTTCGTCTTGTGCCAGGTGAATCCCTTCATGGTCATCAGTTTGAAACCCCACGCTTCGACAACCTTCAGCGCTTCAACCGGCTGCGTCGGCACCCACCACATCGCCAGAAGGCAATCTTCGGCGGCCAGGTCCCACACCGGCAGGCGGCAGATATCCAGCACGTTCATGACCGGGTATTTGAACCCGGCGCCGCGGTTGCCGTCTGCTGCTTTGTCACGGTAGACCCAAGGCGGATCAGCGTAGATAAGAGTGTATTTCCCGGTCATGCTGCACCGCCTTCCGACTTCTCAGCTTCTACAGCAAGAGACTCCAGCTTATCCATAAACATTGCCGACAGCATTGCATACTCCGCGTCTGTGGCTGCTGGCATTGGAACAAATCGGATGCCGAACGAGGCGAGCATATTTGCAGCCTCGAGGCACTTTCTTAAATCTGCTGGTGCTGCTTTGTTCATGCTGCCACCTTCTTACTGTTCATCAGCTCAGCCAGGCGCTGAGCCTTCAATGGGTTTCTGATAACGTCGCCGCTTGGTGCTACCCATCCGCGGCGAATGATGGAATAGGGCAGCGTGACACTGCCCACGGTGATCCCGTCGTGCGGATTAGTCATACACCACCCCGCGACATCCGATCCCGCTGTAGTCCAGGTGCGGGGTGCGGTTACCTTTGGTGATGCACTGCTGGCGGCGCACCGCGATGCGGGCGCGCTCAACTTCACCAACAGCGGCGTCCAGACACTGGAGCCAGAGGCGGGCCGCGATGCGATAATGACCGCGGCGCTCGCGCTCGATGGCACGGCTTTCGATCTCCATTGCTTCCGGCGTTACTGCCACAACTTTTTCAGTTCCGCGCTGCGATGCTTTGTTCATGTGATATTTTTCAAGGCGGGTTAATTTTCTCATGCCCAGGATCCTCTCAACTGATTACCGCCGCCAGCCACATCAGGTAGGCGACCACGGCCAGATACAGGTACACATCTGACCATCTGCCGATATGCTTCTTCAGCGCCGTCATGCAGCTGCACTCACGGCAGCACCCTTCACAGGCCGATACTTCCGCAGCTCAACCGGTGGCTTTTTTCCCTGGAATTCGTCCGGGCTGTTCTTCCTGCGATCGTCAAGCCACTTCTCCACTTCTTCCTGGGTCCATGCCACTTTCCCATCGGTGATGTACCAGCGTTTCGGGAATTCGCCATCACGCTCCAGTCGGTCAATCGTGCTCCATGACAGTGGCACCACCTCAAGGAGTTTTTTCTTACTCAATGCACCTTTCATAACTATCTCTCCTGGTTGCAGGTGTGGCGCCGTGGCGCCACGGTGGTGATTACATTGGGACTTCGTTCAGCTCATCACGGCGAACGTTATAAACGTCTTCTGCCATTTCAATCCATTTACCAGACAGCGCATCTTTGGCGCCCTGGCGCTTTTTCCCGTCTGGCCATACTCCGCCGTTGAAAATCAAATCCAGCTTTTCTACGCTTTCCGCCTTTCCAGCTGCATCGGTGAAGGCCTTCAGCATTTCATCTGGATCGCGGTCAGCGCCTCCCTTTTGTTTCTCTTCCTGGTGCTGCTCAGGTTTCGAGTTGATCAGCTTGTTCATGCCTGATGCTGTAGCGGGCGTAGGCGTTATATCGCGCTCAACACGCGGCCCCGTCTCCTGCAATTCGTCAGGGGTGTACACGCCAAGCAGGACGTCAGGAGCATTCAGGCGCGCCCAGCGCTTAACGCACAGATATGCGAGCTGCTGGCGAGGATCCTGCTCCCACAGAGGGGAGTTGCGCACACCGGCCTGGGCCATGCTGATCGTCAGCTCGCGCGGCTCTGATTCTCCTTTGAGCGTTGCCCACACGGTTACGGTCAGGTTCGGCGATTTATCGGATTTCCCGTTTACTTTCGACCAGTCACCATCCCAGCGATAATTCAGACGGGTGGCCAGAAGATTGGAAGAAGACACAACCGCGTTCACCAGTTGCGCTTCATAGCCCAGCGTGCCGTTAACAACGTGAGTTTTCTGCGCCACAGCGAACGGGTTCATTCCCCACTGCGCTGCCTGCATGGTCACGGCCAGGCAGTCAGCAGGCTTTCCTGCAAGGTGCGCCGGAACGGTGGCCTTACTGTCAGCCATCAGGGTTGCGAAACGCACCAGGCGGTCCATACCCTCAGGACTGAATATTGCCGCAGCGGTGCCAACGGTAGCGCCAGGCTGCGATGTGATTGCGATGTCGTTGCTCATACGTACATATCCTGTTTGCGTGCCCACTCAGGGCGTTTAATAATTTCAAATCCACCCCATTCGCCAGACTCCCGGCACTGGTGGTAGGTATTCAGATCCCGGCGGAACAGTGCGTGCCCGGCATCTACGTCCGGCGCATCCAGTTCAAACACACGAACCGGGTAGCGCCCGCAGTCGATGGTTTCGCTCACTGCCAGGAAGAAGAATCCGTGCGGCTCACCGGTAGTCTGCTGCGCGCCTTCGCGGTACATGGCGTCCTGAACGTGGTACCGGAATTCCTCGACGTGGCGGGCGAACCGCTCCATGTCTGCAACCTTCTTCACGTCCAGCAGCACAGGGTGATACTTCAGGCGCTTGTCCGGGCGAATGCGGCACAGTTCGCCAGTCTCCGGATCCGTCCAGTAATGCGATGCTTCGCAGAATCCTTCCGCTTCAAGCAGCCAGCGCGCAGCCGGGTGTGCCATCGCGCTGTCGCGCATAAGTTTCAGCTTGCGGCCCTGTTCGGCATCCATCGCCGTCATGCCCATGTTCTCAACATCTTTCAGGAAGGATTCCTGATCTGCTTTCCCCTGATTGGTTCTCAGGTTGAACTGCGGCGCCACGATGAAACGCTTATCGAATTCTTCCGGCTCCAGCAGCAGGCAGTGCAGGGCAGTACCCATATCCAGCGCCTTCATCTTTTCGGTGTCGACCGGCGCGGATTTCTGCCACTGCAACAGGGCCGGGCTCAACGCAACCATATCCAGCTGCGACTTACTCACGCCGTCGCCGGCGTGGTAATCCTCGTTGCTGATGTCGAAGTAAATTCCTGGCTTCATGCCGCGTTCCTCGCCGTGTCCAGTTGGTCAGCCAGATCCCACTTCGCGATGATGCTGGTCAGCGCTGCCTGATACGCTGCGAGTGCCTCTTCAAACTCCGGGCTCATCATCAGTTCTTCCAGAATCTCGGTCCGCACGCCTTTGCGCTCCAGCTCATAGAAAGGTTTTTGCAGCTGGTGGAACTTGATGGCGTCGATCAACTCCACCTGGCGCTCGTAGTGCAGCTGGCTCAGCTGGTAATCGCTGTCGATGGTGTTCATGATTTTTTTCAGGTTATTGATCTGCTGGATGTTCATACCAACCTCAGTACTTGATAGAGACTGCAGATACCTTCCCGCTGGCTATGGCGATCAGCGCTTTTTCTGCCATTTCCTGCGGAAGACCGCTTTCGATCAGGTCTGCAATAGCCTGACGGTTGATGGTGCGGCGGTGCTCTTTGTCAGCTGCGCGGCGAGCTTCTTCGTCGGCGATGCGTTTCTGTTCTGCCAGGCGCGCGGTTTGAGCCTCTTCCTGACGGCGGCGCTCAGCTGCGATAGCGTCGTTCTTTTCCTGCTCCGCTTTTTCCGCAGCAGCTTTTGCTTCACGCTCTGCTTTCTGCTGGGCTTCAATTTTTTCGCGCTCTGCTCGTTCAGTTGCAGCTCGGGCTTCAGCTTCACGGCGTGCAGCAGCATCAATCTCGGCCTGTGCTTTTGCTTCTGCATCACGCTTGGCCTGCTCTGCTGCTTCCCGGCGAATAGCCTCTTCTCGTTCGAGGCGTGCTTTTTCTTCTGCCTCTTTGCGCAGACGTTCAAGCTCAGCTGCTTCATGCTCGCGCTTTTGTGCCACTTCCAGCGATGCTTCCAGCTGCTGAATGGTTGAGTCTTTCGCAACACCAGCCTCGGCTGTACGTTCCTGCCAGCTTTCATCCAGCACCACGGATTTAGCCTCCATAATGCGAGCCTGAATATCAGCAGAAGGCAGGTAGTTACCGGCGGTGTCGATCACGTCAGCCAGTGCGCGCAAATCCACAAGACGCTGCTGCAGTGCTTCGGTGCGTGCCTTTTCTGCGTCTTCCCACTCGGTAAGTGGGCGGCGTACTTCATAGCGAAGCTGATCGCATTCAGTCACAAAGCGGCGCAGCTCAGCCTCAACCACTTTCGGTTGTTCCTTCAGGCGTTTCAGGTAATCACGACCTGGCTTTTCAACTGCAGTTTTGCTGCGGGATACCTGGGCTGCCAGGGATGCGATACGGGCGCGGCCTTTGGCGGTGCTCAGGTCAGGAACTTCGTTGACGCCTTCACGGATCTGTTCAAGGAACTTATCCAGCCCGTTTTCAACGTAAATGCTTGGCGCCAGGTCCGGCGCGATTTCGATGATTGCTAATTCACTCACTTGCTCACCCCCATATCCATTTCAGTTTTGACTGCCATCTTGGTGACAAACGCCCAGTTGATGGCCTCATGCAAAGTGCGGCACTTGGTGCTCATCAGCCCGCACGCCGTAACGCAGTACCAACCGTTGATGATTTTCCACTGCATAATTCGTTACCTCAGTGTTACCGTTGAGGTAATAATTATCCTTATGTGGTTTGATGTCAATAGATATGATTATAAAAAATTACCCATGAGGTAATCTTAGGGGCAATAAAAAAGCCGCACAATGGCGGCTTAGTGTATGAAATGTATGGGTTTACTCTTGAGTTTTACCGTTATGAACAATTACAAAATCGACGTAGCTCTCGATCTTGCTTTTCTCGCTCTCAGGTAACAATGCGTAGCGGGCCCGGTCGTAATGGATGGTCGCCGGGTCGCGAGGATGGATGAGCAGCTCATAGCCACGGCGCCCGAACGCGCTGGCGATCGCCTCCAGGGTGGAGATGGAAACGCTAACCTCATTGTTCAGCATGCGGTTGATTGTCGCCTGGGCAACGCCGGACGCCTTCGACAGCTTACCCTGGGAGGACAGGTCGCGGTTGTTCTGCATCCACGCTTCGAGGTTATGCGCCGCCAGCTGGCCGATATCGGAAGCAGTGATCTCCTCCTGAGGGATGGCAACAGCAGATAAAGAATGGTCGACGTCCAGCCAGTTCGACGGCTTGTTCGCTGCCTTCTCAATCTTGCGCGCCACCGTGTCGCCGACAACCTTCTGCCCGCGGGCCCAGCGGTTCACCAGGTTTGCCTGAGTTCCCAGTTTTTCCGCCAGACGAGTCTGCACCCCGTTAAAGTCACGGTCGATGATATCGTTAATATTCTGCCTGCGGATATCCTGAATACTTTTCATGCTCTGGTGAATCGCCTCATATATGAATTAGTTAGTGGTTCAATTAAAAGCGAATTTACCTCACAGGTAAATGCACCTCACAGGTAACAAACCTTGATTTTTATTACCTTCTGGGTGAATATTTGTTATCTGAAATTAATATCAGGCAATAGCTATGAGCGAGAACGAAAAATTCGACTTCAAAAAACACTGGTTGCAACTCACTCCTGATGAGCGTAATGCCTTTGCTGACGAGGCCGGAACGACCAGTCACTACATCCAGACGCATCTGACAGGCCGCCGTAAAATGCCAGGTAAGACATTGATGAATGGACTTTTTAAGGCATGCAAACAACGCGGATGGGTCAGAACTAAGCCGGAACTGGCTATCTTCTTCTACGAATAAAACCCCCTTCAAACCCCCATCAGGCCGCCTTCTGGCGGTCTTTTCATATCTATTCAGTCCTCTCAGGTAATAATGATCCGAATATGGTTGATCTTTTTTCGGTCATCGCACAAAATTACCGATATCCATAACCAAACATGAGGCCGTTTTCGTGAAAATTGTCACCAGAATGGAGGCCGCTAAGGCTGGCCTGAACAGATTCTACACCGGCAAAGCCTGCCGGAATGGTCATAAGGCGGAACGCTACGTACTGAATGGCACCTGTGTTGAGTGCGCACTTCAGAGCGCAAACCGTCACCGCAGCGAGTTCTCATCCGCTCTCAAATCCGCACGGGGTGAAGCATGAAACCCGCAGCGTATTACAACGAAATCGACCCATTTGCAGCGCAGTGGCTGCGTAACCTGATCGCCGGCGGCCATATTGCCCCTGGCGATTGCCGTACTAAAAGCCTGGCCTACTCCAACCACGGAATCAGCGATGAGGGAGAAACGCTACGCACAGGGCGGAATGCCGTTCTCGATGGCAGCATCGCTAATCGGCTGGCCCACACCGACAACGAGCAACAATCGATCGCCATCAGTAGATGCAGCCATGAATATGTATCGACAGGACGGCAGCAAGACCCAGCAGCGCTTGCAGGACTTCGCAGGGATTGCCGGGCCCTTGAGGTTAACGGTTTTTGGCGAGATGCGGACTGGCTCTTATGTCGAGATGGCAAATGGCGTCCAGTTGAACCCGGCACATTCCCGCTGGTTGATGGGGCTGCCGCGCGCCTGGGACGAGTCGAGCCCTGGTTGGCAAGAGTGGCAAGCAGCAACCGCGTCGGCCGACTCAAAGGCTACGGTAACGCCATAAACGCACAGGCTGCGGCTGAATTCATCCGGGCTTATATGGGGGTTAGCTATGGCCGGTGACTGGATCAAGATGCGTGCCGACCTGCACACGCACCCTAAAGTTGTCCGCATGGCGTCCGCATTGAAAGCGGACAGATTGCGGATAGTTGGCGGACTACATTCCGCATGGTGTCTTTTCGATGTCCACTCCGTTGACGGTTTTCTTGACGGATACAACGCGGACACACTCGATGACCTGATCGGCTTCCCTGGGTTTTCCCGGGCAATGATGGCTGTCGGATGGCTCGAAGAAAATGGCGAAAGCCTAGTAATGCCGCGCTTTGAAGCCCATAACGGTCAGTCTGCCAAGCGTCGCGCACAGGATGCAGACAGGAAGAGAAACGTCCGCAAAGCGTCCGCATCAGAAGCGGACAAAAAGCGGACCAGAGAAGAGAAGAGAAGAGAAGATATAAAAGATAAACCCCACACAGGGGGCGAGCAAAATTTACCTGTGGATAACTCTTTGGGTGACAGCGAACCAGATCCGGATGCGAACAACGCGATGCTGAATGGCTACGTTGCGCCGGGCGGAATGGGTGAGTTTGGAAAATTCCAGATGCGCGACAACTGGAAGCCGGATCCGCAGTTCATACAGCGCGCTGCGCTATGGGGCATAACCCTGAAGACGGACATCACGCCGTTCGAGCTGGCAGAATTCATCACGTACTGGAAAGCGGAGGGCAAAGCATTCCACCACGACCAGTGGCAGCAGAAGCTGGCTAGAAGCGTGCAGCAGTCCAGAGCAAGGCCAGTCGCCCAGCAGCAGAGAAGGGATATCAACGACGTTCCGGAGCCGGACAAGACCATTCCGGAGGGGTTCAGGGGCTACCAGGCCACATAGTGAGGTTTCCATGGCAAGACCAAACACGTACTCAGAACGTAAGACAGCCGTCAGGCGGATAATCACCGCTGCAAAAGAGCGCGGCAGGATAACTACCCGGCAGGCAGCAGAAATCCTCGGCCTCCACCTCAACACTGTAGAGAAATATTTCAGAGATGCAGAGAGGAGCGGAGAGGTAATACGTCACGGGAAATGCGGCCTGTTCAGGGATTACAGGGCCACGATTGATTTCGATATGGAAAGGTTTTCAAGGCAATACGGGAAAGGGAAGTAGCAAAGCAGTAGCACCGGCGCGGCAGCGCATTTTTTTACGCCTGCATAATTACCTTGCAGGTAACAAAATATGCGCATAGCTATTGATTTTAACTCTAATGTGGATTTAAATTACCTAAGGGGTAAATCATGACGGCAGTTTTAGGGATTGACCCGGGATGCAGCGGAGCGCTGGTTCTCATCACTGAACAGGGCGGCTACATCGACCATCTGGCAATGCCAACCATCAAGGTCGGCACAAAGTCCAGGGTGAACGGCGCAGCTGTGGCTGCATGGGTTAGGCAGTACGGAATCACGCATGCGTACCTTGAACAGGTCGGCGCGATGCCAGGGCAGGGAACGGCGAGCATGTTCACGTTCGGTCATGCAGCTGGCGTAGCGGAAGGGATCCTGCAGGGACTAAACATCCCGTACTCGCTGGTAACGCCGCAGTCCTGGAAGAAGTCAGCCGGGCTTATCGGCAGCGACAAGGATGCAGCACGCAGCAGGGCTATTCAGCTTTACCCGGAACTCAGGGCGCTGGATGCAAAAGCGAAAGGCCAGGCCATTGCGGATGCGCTGTTAATCGCCAGGTTCGGGATCGGCATCAAATAACGATCCTTTTTGATATCAACGTAATCAATAACTTATACGGGTAAGCGGGGGTAAAGATGGAATGCAAATTGAGTGAACTGGTTAAGCGCGGTCATGACCAGGTAGCAGAACTGAAATCATCATGCGGCGCCGTCGATGTGCGCGATGTAGCGCAACTTATCAGCGACCTGGCTACGCAACTGGATGTGCAGCTGGGTCGTAGTAATGCGCTGGCTGCGGAGAATGCGGGGCTGAAGGCTGGATTTAAGTACTTCAGCTATAGCGAAATGGCTGGGTTTGAAGAGCATGGCACGGCTGAATTGGCAATGAAATCAGCAGATGCAGACCTTGCCGGGGAGCGCGACGAAGCATCTTCAGAGGGATGGTCAGAGGAAACCGACACCATCTGTTGGGGCGTCATTGTTCAGAAAGCCGTTGAAAATAAATTCGAAAAACCTTCAGAGGAAAACGGTTGGATTGGATGGTCTGATTACGCGCTTCTTCCGTCCATTGAAACCCCAGCAACGGACGCTTTCCTGGCTGAAGCGCGGGCTCAGGGTGTGGAGATGCTAAGAGATTCCATTGCTGAATTAGGGGGTAGCATTGAAGACACAATCGATTTGCATCACTACTGCTCTGACTTCGCCGCCCAGCTTCGCAAAGGAGTGCCGTCATGAGCAGTGAATTTCTGATTTATGAAAACCGTATCGGTAGCAAGCTTTATTTGACTGAATTGGACGATGAAAACAACCCTCTTAGCGGAATTGGATTCCAGAGCAGTAGCGATGGAACAGTACCGCTAGCAGCAGGAAGCTGCCCAACCAGGGAAGATGCCGTGAAAGTTATTGCCTATCTGCGCGAGGCGATTGGCGATGGGTCTGAAGATTATCAGATTGAAGAGAGGGTAGCCCAATGAGCAACATCGACAAACGCGCTGATTCAGTAAGTCGAATTATTGCTGACTTAAAGCTTAAACATGGGTCTGGAGATACATATGCACCGATTATGCGCTGGGATGAACTCCTGTCGCTGCTGGATGAGCTGGAAGCCGCAGAGAAGCGGATTGCTGAGCTGGAGGCGCGGGAGGTTGTACTTCCACAGCGCTATAGCATGTTGCATCGCGTCGATTTCGATGAGCCGTATCACACGGAAATGGTTTACAAGCAGCATCAGGTGCTTGAGGCACTGCACGATGCTGGCGTCAACGTCGCCGCCGCAGCCGGTAAAGGAGAGTGATATGAACAGATTACTATTCCAAAGTGGTAACAAGACCATGCTCTGGGAGCCGTCGCTATATCGTGTTGACTGGCTTAATGCGTGCGAGCACTGCCAGTGCAGTAAGGGGATTGAAGTTACTAGCCGCTCGCTCTCTGGTACATACCTCTATGCTGGAGATGCGGTGAAATGTCCTCAGTGTGGAAATCAGGGGGTTATCGACGCAGATGGCGATGGCGCTTGGGTTGAATGGGATACGGAGTGGGAGGACTAACCCGTGAGCACCTTCACCAAAGAGCAGTTGATCGAGCATTTGCGCTCGAGGATTGAACATCGGAAGGGACTTATAGCCAGCATCCATATTGATCGTGGCTATCGTGACTATCTGAAGCTTGAACTGCGCTCATCGGAAATCGCGCAGGCATCGCTCGAAGCGGAGGCTGTTGGCGAGGTCGTCCTGGGAGAATATGACGATTGCGGATGCCACCCGGATGCAAGGGTGGCGTGCATAGCCGCTGATGGTCAGGCTGACTGGGAGAATTTCAAAGATGGCACTCGGTTATACACCGCCCCGCCAGCGCCGGTATCTGTGCCTGATGAAGCTACACCTGACAATATCCAGATGCTTGCCAGCACATTCGCGCCATGCGGCGTTACATACCAGTGGGATAGGGATGAGTGCAATGCAGCGGCTGATTCATGGAACGCCTGCCGCGCCGCCATGCTTCAGGAGATAAGCAATGAGCAATAACAACCTAACAAACGAGCGCCTGAGCGCACTGATCCGTGTCGCTAGGGATTCTCTTGAATTGTATGAAATGGAGCTTCCTGTCATTGATGATGTAATGCTAGCGCTGGCAGAACTACAGCAACGCCGCGCCGCCATGCTTCAGGGTGCCGATCGACCACAGAACGAACCGCAAAATATTCCGGAAAATATTCCAGCCACACAGTTTAAGCCGGTAGCAGACCTGTACGGCTTAACCTCACCATCTGGAGGTGAAACATCATTCACATTCGACGCTGTTGAAGCTCGCGATTTCATTGATGGCGGTTGGTCATGTCAGGAGTACGTGGAGCTTGGACGCTTTCAAGAAGCCATGCTTCAGAATGGTAACTATCCAGCGCAATCCGATTGCTGTCCGGAGCAAAACTACATCGCTCCGGCGCAAGACGGCAAGTCTCCAGTGATTCCGGATGGTTGGGTGTTGGTACCGGTTGAGCCCACAGAAGACATGGTCGTCAACGGGTTCGAGTCTGAGCCAGATGAGAGCTTTAGCGATGAGAAGGAATGGGAAGAGTACGACGCTATGAGCGGATGCCAGCAGGCGGCACATCGGGCTAAGTTGTGCTGGGCGGCGATGATAGCAGCAGCACCCAAACCGGAGGTGAAGTGATGGAAATCATCCAGGGGACATGCATCTGCGGCGAACCAATCAGCATCGAGTTAAACGCCGATCCAAAGTCGTGCGGCCGTACCGACAGGAAGAGACCGTTTTATCCGGATGAAAACGTTGAGCCAGAGGTGATAGGTCAGTTTGTTTATTCTCAGGATGGTGTAACTGTTTTTCGGTGCAGAAAATGCTCCGGCTGGATTGCGGATACAGTTCCTGAAGCGGCGCTGGAGGTGCGGGATGCCTAACCCATTCGACGTGGTGATGTTCGTTCTGCTGACAATCGGCGCTCTTCAGCAAATGGGGTGGCTGCCATGGTGAGCAAACTTAAACAGCGGCGCGTGCGCCGCCTTAAAGCCGATGTAGCCTGGTGGAAAGGTGAAGCATCGGACCTGTACGCCAGAGTCATGGAGCAGGCAGACGAAATAGCCGAACTCCGCAAGCTGGTCATCCGCGTGCCGATGCCGGTGGTGGTGCCAGAATCCGTGGCCGATGAACTGAAATTGAGAGAGGTGGGGTGATGGACTATCGTGACTCTTTAGGGTTTTGGTTGAGCATGCTCGTCGTTGATTACTTGCTGGCTTTTGTCATCGCGCTGTTCTGCATGTTTTCAGGTGTTGATGTCGCGGAATGGGGCAGAGTTATCATCGCATGCGTGTTTGCTCCACTCGGCATTACGATGGTGGCGTTTGTTGCCTGCCAAATATCGAGGAAATAGTGATGGTTAACGTAAATCAGGAATCACTGATCTCCCGCATCGAGGAGCTGGAGGCGCGGCCGCGCTCGATGAAGGAGGATTACCAGTTGTGCGCATTCAGGACGCTGCTCAGCTACATGCGTACTTGTCCTCACACATATGGGCGTATTTACACCACCAACTGCTGTTCAATGTGCGGGGAGAAACTAAGCAATGGCTAAAACCGCAGCAGAACGCAAAGCAGCGCAGCGTGCCCGTCAGGCTGAAGCCGGTGATCGCAAGCTGGAGCTGGTTCTCGACGAGCAGGAAATGGAGATGCTGGCGCGGAACTGCGCCGAGCGGCGCCCGGGCCGTGAGCCATACGAACTGAGCGAGTACATTGCTCTGCTGATCCGCCAGGATGATGCCCGGGTGCGCGGACGTATCAAAGCTATCAGCGCCAACCAGTGCGGCAAGTGTGGCGACAGCCTGCCGGTGAAGTCCTGCCCGTGCGCCGGTGATTCTGCCTGCTGGGTAACGCAGGGCTGGCATGAAACGAAACTGGAGGTTATATGTCCGTAACAGATCTTCACAGCCTGCAATGCAGGATTAAAAAACAAGTCCAAAGTATTCATTCAAAAACAGCGCGAGTAGTGGCCACGTATCGAGACCCATATCAGGTTGTCATTCTGCATCAAGCTTATTACCGCCTGAGAAACAAAATGGCACCACGGGGCAAAGCATACTGGCGATTAATGAGAATGCATTATTAACGTGACCTGTCACGGCGTATTGACTAAATCCTCACATGATTATACTGTTTAAATGTACAGTATTTTTATGTGAGGTTCCATCATGGGCTTTCCATCTCCGGCAGCAGACTACGTAGAAACACAACTCACCATCACCAGCATGTGCGGCTACGACGGAAACTGCCGCACCGTTGAGACGTCGGCTGGATATGCAATCATCAACGTCGCTCATAAACCACATCCGGGTGACACCGTGCTGATTTCGTATTGCGGCCGCACGGAGTTCGCCATCGTGCAGGGCAAGGCGCTGATCACTCCTGATGGTGAGTCACTGGAAGGTGATGCGCTGGACGATACGACAGTGCTGGGAGTGGTTACACATTTCCTCAACCGTGCCGGCAGCCAGGAAGACGATCCGATACCAGTCATGTAACATCTTCGTGGGCGTGATAGTATTACCTGTATGGTAATAAAATTACTCAGGTGGTAATGATGCCCGCGACACCAAAAACCCACAAACGTAAATCAACGCAATATAAGCCTCTTACAGCGATGCAGGAGGCTTACTGCCAGTCATACATTAAGACCCCAGAAAACCAGTCTCAGGCGGCGATTGATGCAGGATTTTCGCCTAATACGGCAGCCGTCAAAGCCAGCGTGATGATGCGAGACGAAAGAATCCAGAAACGAATCGCTGAACTGATGGAGGAGCGTAACAAGCGCATGCGCGTCAGCGCTGATTACGTCCTCATGCGCCTGGTAGAGATCGACCAGATGGATGTCGTGGATATCCTGAACGACGACGGCAGCCTGAAGCCTATCCGCGAGTGGCCGAAAATCTGGCGTACCACGCTCAGCGGGTTCGATCTGTCCTCAACCATCATGAACATGAACGAGGATTCGATAGAGACCATCCTCAAAAAAATAAAATGGCCGGACAAGGTGAAGAACCTCGAACTCATCGGCAAACACGTCGACGTCAACGCGTTCAAAGAGCGCCTGGAAGTTTCCGGAACCGTCACCATCGCCGACCGCATGGCCGCCGCACGCCGCCGCGTCAAAGAGCAGGCTGGTGGTGAAGAATGACAGCCACATCCATGTCGCCGGAAGAGCAGCTCGTCGAGGATATCGCCTCGTTCACGTATGACCCGCTGGGCTATGCGCTTTATGCGTTCCCGTGGGGAGAAGAGGGCACAGAGCTGGCGCACGCCACCGGGCCGAGAAATTGGCAGGCTGACGCATTCCGCGAGATACGCGATCACCTCCAGAACCCTGCGACGCGTCACCAGCCTCTGATGCTGGCCCGCGCATCCGGTCACGGTATCGGCAAATCGGCTTTCATCTCGATGCTCATCAACTGGGGCATGTCGACCTGCGAGGACTGCAAGGTGGTGGTGACCGCCAACACCGACAACCAGCTCCGCACCAAGACCTGGCCGGAAATCATAAAGTGGTCGAATCTGGCTATCACGAAAGAGTGGTTCACCTGCACCGCCACGGCGATGTACAGCAACGATCCGGGCCACGATAAACGCTGGCGCGCTGACGCTATACCGTGGTCTGAGCACAACACAGAGGCGTTCGCCGGGCTGCACAACGAGCGTAAGCGGATCATCGTGGTATTCGACGAAGCCTCCAACATTGCCGATCTGGTGTGGGAGGTTGCCGAAGGTGCGCTGACGGACGAAGACACAGAAATTATCTGGGTGGCGTTCGGGAACCCAACGCGCAACACCGGGCGTTTCCGCGAATGCTTCCGCAAATACAAGCACCGCTGGAAGTGCGCGCAGATTGACAGCCGCACCGTGGAAGGCACGAATAAGCAGCAGCTCCAGAAATGGGTGGATGACTACGGCGAGGACAGCGACTTCGTTAAAGTCCGTGTGCGGGGGATCTTCCCTGACGCGTCTGAACTCCAGTTTATCCCGACCGGGCTCACTGACGAGGCGATGAAGCGCGTAGTGACCGCCGGGCAGGTGGCGCACGCTCCGGTGATTATCGGCGTCGACCCGGCTTATTCCGGCGTGGATGACGCGGTGATATACCTGCGCCAGGGGCTGCACAGCAAAGTACTCTGGACCGGCAACAAGACCACCGACGATCTGATTATGGCGAAGCGCATCGCTGACTTTGAGGACCAGTACCAGGCTGACGCGGTGTTCATCGACTTCGGCTACGGCACCGGGCTGAAGTCCATCGGTGACGGCTGGGGGCGCACCTGGCAACTTATCCCATTCGGCGGTGCATCAACCGATCCGCAGATGCTCAACAAGCGCGGCGAAATGTTTAACAGCTGCAAGACTTGGCTGAAGCTCGGCGGCGCGCTGGACGACCAGGAGACGGCTGATGACCTGTCGGCGGCAGAGTACAAAGTCAGGGTGGACGGCAAGATAGTCATTGAGCCGAAGGAAGATATCAAAGAGCGATTAGGCCGCTCGCCGGGCAAGGGTGACGCGCTGCTGCTGACGTTTGCTTTCCCGGTGACGAAGCGCCTGCGTATTCCCGGGCAGGAGAGCCAGCAGGGGAAGGCGGTCACAGATTACGACCCGTGGAAATAACAAAGCCCGCGCATCGGCGGGCTGATTGTGACATGTCACGACGTTATTTAACTAGCGATGCTGCGTACTCAATAAGGTAGAGCTTTGGAGCCAGCCAGATTTTCAACCAGTCGAAGTTGAGGGCTACCATTAGAATTCCAATAATGGTTCCAGCAATTGGCGCCATTAAAGTGCACATATCGTATGAAAAAGATGAGATAAACCATCTATCATTTGGCTTACCGTCGTGAGCAGTCCATTTTTCGCCGTTCTTCCTAGCCCTCCTCGCGAAAACTGGCAACTTCATAGCCCCAATTAAAAATAACAAACCAAACGCTTGGCAAAGTGCGCTCTGTACCGAGCTCCAGACTAGCAACTGATGGATAACATCAGGAACCTGTGCCTGACTGAACGACACCGCCGCATCAATGCCATTACTGGCTTTTTGCAGAAGGTCTACGAGAATTTTATTCGCTTGTTCGTTCATTACTCTGACCTCAGAAAGTAATCTTATCGAATGCTGCGTTGATGGCTTTGGCATCCTGAACAGCACCTCGCTCATCAAGTACAGCTCTTTTACTAAGCACTTCAGCCAGGCACTGCAATTTGGTGTGATAGAGATTCTCGCGGCGGATCTCTTCGGCAGGAGATTGTTTCTGAACACTAACGACTGTCTGACTCATGATTTTCACCTTAAAAAAATGCCCGGGCGAACCGGGCGAATGGAAGCAAGGGTTTACGGAGTGCCTTCCTTGGCGGGTGATGCAGGGTTTACAGCGCAACGTCATCGGAATGGCGTTCTGCTGTAAAAAGGGCGGTGGTCAGAAGTGGGAGCAACTGCCACCGCCAAAGCTACACGCATTGCCTGGTACTGCCGTATCACGGTCCTAAGGCGTGATTGGGTTGTGGTGGCCGGTGACTAACTCCGGCTTACGCCTAACAGCACGTCCTCTGCCTTTTCAATTCACCACAACGGAAAGAGCATTCCTGCCATGTGCACTCATTCAACTGGAATGCATAAGGTGGTGCCTGAAATGCTCTTACCTGTTATGGCCTCGTCTCTTCCGAGGTGTCACACCTGATCGCCACGCTGGTGAAACGCTATGTCGTGCATACCGATAACACTGACTTGCACATTCCGGCTACCCGCTCGGGGATAAGGAACACCAAGGAACCCCGCCGGACCGCTACGACACATGTGCCAGATGCCGTACTGCTCACACCTGGAAGCGCACTCACTAGTTTTGATTTAGCGACAAGAGCTCACAGAACCGATATCAAAGTGCGCTTTCATGTTGTGTTACCTGAAGGGTAATAATTGCACGGCATTCTGTCAATATACTACGTAAAATAATCCGTATATGGTTAAATTGGTAATAATTTAATCGTGTGTGAGGTTATCGCTATGTGTATCGGCAGCAAGCCATCAGTGCCAGCGGCACCAGAAGTTCAGGCCGCACCTCAGGAGCAGGACGCCGCTGTGGTCAGTGCGCGCGATGACGAAGAGCGCCGCCGCCGTGCTGCCGCCGGTCGTAACTCGACCATGCTCACCGGCGCCCAGGGCGACACTTCCGCCGCAAATACCAGCGGTAAAACGCTGCTCGGTCAGTAACGGAGCGCGCAGAGATGGCGGAAACCGAAAAAGAGCGGCTGCTGAAGCAGCTCGCACAGCTGAAGAATGAGCGCACATCGTTCGAGCCGCACTGGCGCGACCTGAGCGACTTTATCAATCCGCGCGGTTCCCGCTTCCTGACGTCTGACGTTAACCGTGACGATCGTCGCAACACCAAAATTGTTGACCCTACCGGTTCACTCGCTCAGCGCATTCTCGCCAGCGGCATGATGTCCGGCATTACCAGCCCGGCGCGTCCGTGGTTCAAGCTGGCAACGCCCGACCCTGACATGATGGATTACGGCCCGGTGAAGGTCTGGCTGGAAGTCGTGCAGCGCCGCATGAACGAAGTGTTCAACAAGTCGAACCTGTATCAGTCTCTGCCTGTGATGTACGCCAGCCTGGGTACTTTCGGCACCGCCGCCATGGCTGTGCTGGAAGATGACCAGGACGTGATCCGCACAATGCCATTTCCGATTGGCAGCTACTACCTGGCTAACAGCCCGCGCGGCAGCGTCGACACCTCTTTCCGCCAGTTTTCCATGACCGTGCGCCAGCTGGTGCAGGAATTTGGCCTGGACAACGTGAGCACGTCCGTTAAGGGCATGTGGGATAACGGCACGTATGAAGCTTGGGTCGAGGTTAACCACTGCATCACGCCAAACATCAACCGCGACAGCGGGAAGATGGACAGCAAAAACAAGCCGTATCGCTCTGTCTATTTCGAGACTGGCGGCGACTCCGACAAGTTGCTGCGTGAATCTGGCTTTGATGAATTCCCTATCCTGGCGCCGCGCTGGGAAGTTAACGGCGAGGACGTATACGCGTCTTCCTGCCCAGGCATGCTGGCGCTCGGGCAGGTCAAAGCGCTTCAGGTTGAGCAGAAACGTAAAGCTCAGCTGATCGACAAGGCGACAAATCCTCCAATGGTCGCGCCGACGTCGCTGAAGAATCAGCGTGTTTCACTGCTGCCTGGTGATGTCACCTATCTGGACATGATGAGCAGCCAGGACGGTTTCAAACCTGCATACCTGGTCAATCCGAATACCGCCGACCTGCTGGCTGACATCCAGGACACCCGCCAGACCATCAACAGCGCCTACTTTGTCGACCTCTTCATGATGCTGCAAAACATCAACACCCGCTCCATGCCTGTGGAAGCAGTGATCGAGATGAAGGAAGAGAAGCTGCTGATGCTAGGCCCGGTGCTGGAACGCCTGAATGACGAGGCTCTCAACCCGCTTATCGACCGCGTGTTCTCCATCATGGCCCGCAAGAACATGCTGCCGCCACCGCCTGACGTTATGCAGGGAATGCCGCTGCGCATCGAATACATCTCCGTTATGGCGCAGGCGCAGAAATCTATCGGCCTTACCAGCCTGTCGCAGACCGTTAGCTTTATCGGCCAACTCGCACAGTTCAAACCTGAAGCGCTCGACAAGCTCGACGTGGATCAGGCTATCGACGCGTTCTCTGAAATGTCCGGCGTATCGCCAACCGTCATCGTTCCGCAGGAGCAGGTGCAGGGCATTCGCGAAGATCGCGCCAAACAGCAGCAGGCAGCTCAGGCACTCGCAATGGGCCAGGCAGTTACGCAGGGAGCCAAGACTCTCAGCGAGACGCAGACCACTGACCCCAGCGCGCTGACAGCAATCACTAACGCAGTTGGAGCAGCACAGCAATGACGGACTTCGACGAAGAGGAACTGCGCATTCAGAACGAACGCAAGAAGCACGATCTGGAGCAGCGCGAGAAGGACGACATCAAGTTCGTCATGGATAGCGAGCAGGGCCGCCGCGTCGTGTGGGGGCTGCTGGAGAAAGGTCAGGTGTTCGGTACCTGCTTCAACGTTGACCCGAACATCACAGCATTCAACGAAGGGCAGCGCAATCTGGCTCTGGAGCTATTCCAGCGCGTCATGACGCACTGCCCCGATCAGTATCTGAAGATGGCCGCAGAGGCCAGTGAACAGGAGTAACCATGAATTTATTTGAACGTTTGCTGCATCGCCGTCTTTGCAATGAGCAGCCTGCTGATGGTGGCGCTGCGCCGGCACCGTCTGAGCCATCCGCACCTGCTGCTGACCCGGCTAAACCAGAAGGCGATAAGCAACAGCCTGGTGCTGAAGGTGACAAACCTCAGGAAGACAAAACTGCTGATGGTGATAAGCCAGCGGATAAGTCGGAGGACGAAGAGCAGAAGCAGGAAGGTGCGCCGGAGAAATACGAATTTACCGCTGGTGAAGGCGTAGAGCTGGATACCGAAGCGCTGAAGGACTTCGAACCCGTTGCCCGTGATCTGAACCTGACCAATGAGCAGGCGCAGAAGCTGGTGGACGCGTACCCGAAAATTCTGGCCGGTGTTCAGCAGCGTCAGGCAGAAGCCTGGCAGAAGCAGACCGAAGGCTGGGCAGAGACCGTGAAGGCAGACAAGGAGATCGGCGGCGACAAACTGACCGCAAACCTCAGCGCTGCGCAGCGTGCACTGGACCAGTTCGGCACGCCGGAACTGAAAGAATATCTGAACGCTACCGGGCTTGGTAACCATCCAGACCTGGTTAAAACGTTCGTGAAAATCGGTAAAGCCATGTCGGAAGACGGCATGGTCGATGGCAGTAATCAAGGCCAGCGTAGTGCGGCCGAAGTGCTTTATGGCTAATAAGAGAGGATATAACCATGGCTGTTAAAGGCGTAAATGCGCTGACGCTGGCTGACTGGGCTAAGCGTACTGATCCAAACGGAAAGGTCGATAAGATTGTCGAACTTCTTTCCCAGACCAACGAAATCCTGACGGATATGATGTTCGTAGAGGGTAACCTTCCAACTGGTCACCGTACCACCGTTCGCTCGGGGCTCCCGCAGCCTACCTGGCGTTTGCTGAACTACGGTGTGCAACCGACCAAATCAACTACCGTACAGGTTACTGACACTGTCGGCATGCTGGAGGCTTATGCGGAAGTAGATAAGTCTTTGGCAGATCTCAACGGTAACACTGCTGAATTCCGCCTGTCTGAAGATCGTGCATTCCTTGAAGGCATGAACCAGCAGATGGCTCAGACCCTGTTCTACGGCGACACCAGTGTGAACCCGCAGCAGTTCATGGGCCTGTCATCCCGCTACTCCAGCAAATCCGCAGGCAACGGCCAGAACATTATTGATGCTGGCGGCACCGGTACAGATAACACCTCTATCTGGCTGGTGGTCTGGGGTGAAAACACTGTGCACGGCATCTTCCCTAAAGGGCAGAAGGCTGGTTTGCAGACTCAGAACCTCGGCGAGCAGACTCTTACCGATGCCAATGGCGGCAAATACCAGGGTTACCGCACCCATTATAAGTGGGATAACGGCCTGGCTCTCCGTGACTGGCGCTACGTTGTGCGCATCGCCAACATCGATGTGAGCGATCTGTCAGTGCCAGGTTCAGCTGCAAATATCGTCAGCCTGATGGTTAAAGCGCTGCACCGCGTCCCTAACCTGAAAATGGGCCGCGCGGTGTTCTACATGAACCGTACCGTTGCCCAGGCGCTGGATCTGCAATCTCTGGATAAAGCCTCCTTGGCTCTGTCCGTAAAAGAGACTGAAGGCGAATTCTGGACCACGTTCCGTGGCATCCCAATCCGTGAAACCGATGCGATTCTGGAAACAGAAGCGCGCGTTGTTTAACGCCTGTCATTAACTGATGGGCCTTAACCGGCCCATAAATGGAGAAAGAAAATGATCCTCGACAAACTGTTGATGTTCTCCGAGAAGCAGGCGGTTACAGCTTCTGCTGCTTCTACGGACGTGATTGAACTCGGCCCTATCGACGGCACCCGCCGCGATATCGGCGTTGGTTATCCGCTGGAGTTCTGGGCAACCGTTGACACCACTGCAACCGCTGCTGGTGCCGCGACCCTCAACGTTCAGTTGCAGACCAGCCCGGACAACTCCACCTGGACCACTATCTACGACAGCGGTGCTCTGGCGCTGTCTGCCCTGACAGTTGGAAAACGCCTGTTCTCTACCAAAGTTCCGGCGGGCGTCCAGCGTTATCTGCGCGTCAACTATTCAGTCGGCACCGGTCCGCTGACTGCTGGCGCGTTCACCTCGGGCATTAATCTGGATGTTGACAACAACACTCCTTATTACCCGACCCGCTCCAAAGTGACTGGCTAAGGTGATGGAAATGGAAAAAGCAAAATACCGCGTCCTGCGCTTATCCCATATTCATAACAACCTCTGGCCTGAAGGTTCAGAGATTGAATATGACGGCGAGCCAGGATCTGCGCTGGAGCCGCTGAATGATGCAGCGGTTAAAGCCAAAAAGGACGTAGCGAAGAAGCGTGGCGAGAAGTATGACGCACCGGAAATCACCAAAAAGAAATCTGATGATAACGGTGGCCAGAGCAATAGCGATGAAGTCGGAGAGCTGGACAAGCTCCGTGAAGAGTATGAAGTGCTCTTTAATGAGAAACCGCATCATAACGTTAATGCCGAAACGCTCCGCGATAAAATCGCAGATAAGCGTAAAGAACTGGGCGTCTAAGCCTCGCTAATAAAACAAGGGGCTTCGGCCCCTTTATTGCAGGAGTCCGCTATGGAACTGGTAAACCTCAAAACTGGCACCGATACCTATCAGGATGAGGATGGTAAAACCCAGACTCGCGATGATTACCCATGGGGCCTTTGCATTGAGCTGAACAACGAGACGCTCGCCAAGCTCAAGGCAACGCCACAATCCGCTGGTACTGAAGTGATGATCACCGCGAAAGCCATAATTCGTTCCACCTCTACCCGAGAAACGGAAGATGGCATGCAGCATAACGCCAGCTTGCAGATTACTGACATGGCACTCAGCCCAGTATCTGGTGAACAGCCCAAAACTGCCGCCCAAACTCTCTACGGCGGGGAGGATGATTAATGGCCTCCGTTATCGAGATCTGCAACCGCGCGCTGAGCAATATCGGGAACAGCCGCAGCATCAACAGCCTGACTGAGGCCAGCAAAGAAGCCGGTCAGTGCTCCCTGCATTTCGATTCCTGCCGCGATGCTGCGCTGGCGGACTTCGACTGGAACTTTGCCACCAAACGCCTGGCACTGGCCGATGCCAACAATCCGCCGCCTGACTGGGCTTATTCCTACCAGTATCCGACTGACTGCCTGCGCATCACCGAAATTATGGTGCCCGGTATCCGTAATCCGACGGCTGCCATGCGCATTAATTATGAGGTTGGGGCTGATGCAGACGGCACCGGAAAGCTGATCTACACCGACCAGCCTCAGGCATGGTTGAAGTACATCGCGCGCGTCACCGACGTGAACATGTTCGATGCAATCTTCATGGAAGCGCTGTCCTGGCGTCTGGCCGCCGCCATCAATATGCCGCTGACCGGCAGCGCAGATCTCGGTAACAACGCACTGACTATGTACCGCAGCGTCATCCTGAGCGCTGGCTCGCACAGCCAGAACGAATCCCAGGAGCCGCAGCCGCCAGTTGATGAGTTCACCGCAGCGAGGTTGTCATAATGGCTTTCAGTTGGATCCAGCCGAGCTTTGCCGGCGGTGAAATTGGCCCGTCGCTGTACGGGCGCATCGATATGTCGAAGTATCAGGTGGCGCTGCGCAAGTGCGACAACTTTATTGTCCGTCAGTATGGCGGGGTGGAGAATCGCCCGGGCACGCGCTTCGTCGGCGAAGCCAAATATCCGACGCGAAAATGCCGCCTTATCCCTTTCCAGTTCTCGACCGTCCAGACTTATGCGCTGGAGTTCGGGCACAACTATATGCGCGTCATCAAAGACGGCGCGTATGTGCTTAACAGCAGTAATGTGATCTACGAACTGGCGATGCCGTATGCTGAGGCTGACCTGTTCCGCATCAAATTCACGCAGAGCGCCGACGTGCTTACGCTGGTTCACCCGGCCTATCCGCCGAAGGAGTTGCGCCGGTACGCACACGACAACTGGCAGATCGTCGACGTCACCACCAAAAACGGACCTTTCGAAGATATCAACGTTGACGAGTCAGTGAAGGTATACGCCAGCGCCAGCACCGGTACTATTACGCTGACGGCCAGCTCCGCCATATTCGGATCTGAGCAGGTCGGCAAACTGTTTTATCTCGAGCAGCCTGCTGTTGATTCCGTTCCCGTATGGGAGACCAGCAAGACCACTGCTATCAACGATGTACGCCGCGCCGACAGCAACTACTACCGTGCTAATACGTCCGGCAAGACCGGGACCCTGCGCCCGTCTCACACTGAAGGCATGTCCTGGGACGGGTGGGGCGGAACCGGGGATAGCGATACCGGAATCCAGTGGGAATACCTGCACAGCGGTTTCGGCATTGCGCGCATCACTGCGGTATCCAGCGACGGCCTGACAGCCACCGCTACGGTGGTGAGCTATATCCCGTCTCAGGTTGTTGGCTCCGCTAACGGCAGCTACAAGTGGGCAAAATACGCCTGGAACAGCGTCAACGGCTACCCAGGTACGGTTGTCTATTATCAAGAGCGTTTATATTTCGCCGCATCAACAGCTTATCCGCAAACTATCTGGGCAAGCAGGACCGGAGATTATAAGGATTTTGGTAAGCATACGCCTATCCAGGATGATGACAGAATTCAGCGTACCTATGCCGGGCGTCAGGTGAATGAAATACGACACATTATTGATGTCGGATCGTTAATGGTCCTAACTTCAAGCGGTGAATACGTGATAAAGGGTGACCAAAACAACACGTTAACACCAAACTCATTCACGTTTAACTCCCAGGGCAACAACGGATCCAGCAATGTGCCGCCGATCGCAGTGGCAAACATCGCGTTGTTTATCCAGGAGAAGGGGAGCGTGGTCCGTGATCTGGCTTACTCCTTCGACGTGGATGGATACCAGGGAACTGACCTGACCATACTGGCAAACCACCTGTTCCAGAAGCGCAGCATTGTCGACTGGTCATTCTGCATCGTGCCGTACAGCAGCGCGTTCTGCATTCGTGACGACGGGAAACTGCTGGTGCTGACCTACCTGCGAGATCAGCAGGTATTCGCCTGGGCACCGCAGTCCAGCGCCGGGAAATACGAAAGCACCTGTTCCATCAGCGAAGGCAGCGAGGACGCTGTTTACTTCGTGGTTAACCGCACCATAAACGGCCAGACGAAACGTTACATTGAGCGCCTGTCCAGCCGTCTGTTTACCAGTGATGAAGATGCTTTCTTTGTCGATTGCGGACTGAGCTATGACGGACGCAATACCTCAACACGTACTATGACCATCAGCGGGGGAAGTGGTGACTGGAGCTATCAGGTCGACTACCCGGTAACAATAAGCGGCGGGGCATATTTCGTGGGCACTGACGTTGGCGCTCAGATCCAGTTCCCGTACTCAGAAACGGATCCTGATACCGGCGAAGTGGTGGCGAAAGAATTGCGTGGCGACATTATCTCCGTAACGAGTAATACCGCCGTGGTTGTGCGCTTCAACCGTAACGTACCCGCGGTACTGCGCACTGCGGCCACAACTAACTGGCAGATGGCCCGCCAGACTTTCAGCGGTCTGTCACACCTCGAAGGACAGACAGTCAACATCCTCTCAGACGCCAGCGTTGAACCACAGAAAACCGTAACTGGTGGCGCTGTCACGCTGGAATCACCGGGCGCAGTGGTGCATATCGGGCTGCCGATCACCGCTGAATTCGAAACGCTGGACATCAACATCAACGGGCAGGAAACGCTGCTGGATAAAAAGCAGGTGATCCCCACTGTGACGATGGTGGTCAACTCCAGCCGCGGCATCTGGGCAACCACGCCGGGCGGCGAATGGTACGAATATCCTCAGCGTGAGTTTGAGTTCTACGACGATCCGGTTGATGACGCTACCGGGAAGGTGGAAGTGAAGCTCGACAGCAACTGGGATAAGAACGGACGCGTTAAGGTGCGCCAGCTCGACCCACTGCCGCTTTCTGTTCTGGCGGTCCTGCCGCGCATGACGGTCGGGGGATTCTGATGATTAAAGCCCAGATCGTACCGGCAACCCAGCAACATATCGAAGCCATGCTGCCGCATGTCCGCCAGGCTGACGTTGATGAATTTATGGCGACAAATGGGTGGAGCCCGCGCCGCGTTCTGGAGACTGGCCTGCGCACGTCAACTTTCTCCTGCGCCGGGCTGATTAACGGTGAGGTGGTGACCATCTTCGGCGTGGCCCCGGCATCAATGATCGGCGGTAACGGCATCCCGTGGCTGGTGGGCACCGATGCGCTGGAGAAATACCAGCGCACTTTCCTGCGCCGCTGCGGGAAAGTGGTCAATGCAATGCTGGCTGTTTACCCGTATCTTGAAAACTATGTTGATGCCCGCAACCACACAGCGCGTATCTGGTTGCACTGGCTGGGATTCACCATTGAAGAACCACAGCCGTACGGAGCTCACGGTCTTCTGTTTCATCGCTTCCACATGGAGAGAAAATAATGTGCGAACCCACCACAATCTTAGCCGGTGCGACGCTCGCGGCAGGCGCATTGTCAGCTTACAACCAGTATGAGACGGGTAAATATTCTGCCGCTGTTGCTGAGCAAAATGCGGATGTGGCAGAAGCTCAGGCGCAGGACTCGATTAACCGTGGCAATGCCCAGGCCGAGGAAGTGCGACGCCGCAATCGGCAGGCTGCCGGGACACAGGCGGCAACAATGGGGGCCACCGGCGCTGACCTCTCAACCGGTAACGCTCTGGATATCTTCGGAGATACCGCTCAGTTCGGCACGCTGGATGCTCTGACGACCGTTAACAACGCCCAGCGCGAGGCTTACGGCTATCAGGTGCAGTCCGCCAACTATGACGCCCAGGCGGTATCCGCGCGTAAGCAGGGGAATATGGGGGCGATGACAACGCTGCTCACAACGCCGCTACAGGCTTACGGAGCTTATAAAATGGCTGGCGGTACGTGGTCGCCATTCTCCCAGAAGGCCGCACCTATCAGCGCAGCCGTCGGCACGCCAACCGGTCGATAAGGAGATATCGAAATGCCAACAGTACCAACAGTCAGCGGGCGCCAGGTTGAAAGCCGCGGATTCCAGTCTCCGGGTTTTCAGGCGTTCGAACAGCCGAATGTCGGCGACGTCATTTCTCATGTCGCGCCAAAGGCGATCGACATGTTCGCGCAGGCCAAGCAGCGGGCGGATGTCGCCCAGGCACAGGATGCATCGCTGCAACTGAGTCAGGTATCGAGTGATCTGCTGACGAATCCCGATACCGGTCTGCTGAATCTTCAGGGTAAGAATGCACTGGGTAAGGGACAGGAATATACCCAGCAGTTTGATTCTCAGGCAGAGCAGATCGCCATGACCCTTCCAGAAGGTGCCCGTGCCGGGTTCCTTCAGCAGGCACAGCAGCAGCGTATCCAGTTCACGACGCAGGCCGGGCGCCACGAGATCAACCAACTTAACGCCTACGAAGAAGGTCAGTTCCAGGCTACGCTGGAGAACAACGGGAAACTGGCAGCATCTGCATACGGCGATAACGCCAACTACGTGCTGTACAACCAGCAGACATTTCAACAGATCGAAACCTATGGCGCCGCGCATGGCTGGAGCGCCGAGCAGATTCAGGCGAAAAAGACCGAATTCAAAGAGAAGGTCGCTGATACGGCTCTTTCTCAGTGGTCGGCTAACAACTCTATCGAGTTCATTCAGAGCAATGGTGAGCTGAGCGACACGGCTGTTGGATCACGCCGTGCGGTATCTGAAGGTGGTTCAGGCGACATCGCTCGCGGCATTCGCAATAACAACCCCGGAAACCTCGAATACAGCAAAACAAATCCATGGGTTGGACAGACCGGTGATGATGGTCGATTTGCTAAATTCGAAACTCCTGAGCATGGCATCCGCGCGCTGGGACGCAACCTGCTGTCTTATCAGCGCCAGGGCATCGATACCGTCAGTGACATTATCAACCGCTGGGCGCCGCCGTCTGACAATAACAATACAGATGCCTACATTAAGGCAGTATGCGCGCAACTTGGCGTGACTGCGGATCAGCAGCTTGACGCATCAAACCCTGACACGCTGAAGGCACTGTGTGCTGCAATCATCCTGCATGAGAACGGTAGCCAGCCATACAGCGACAAGCAGCTCACCACCGGCGTCAGTGCTGCTATTGGCCTGTCTCAGCTGCCGACCAGCACCAAACGGTACACCGGTAATGCTGCATTCGATGCTGCCTCCCCTGAAGCGCAGGCGACCTTCCTCCGCCAGGCTGACCAAATCCGCAAGCAGCAGCAGGCGGAATATCGCGCCAGTATCGACAGCCGGGTTCGCGATGCCAGCGCGGCATACATGCGCGGCGTAGATTTCCCGAACGCTCCAACTCAGACTGACTTCCTGGCTGCCTATGGGGTGCGGGAAGGTAATCTCCGCTATACCGAGTTTCGAAATACGCAGATCGCCGGGCAGTACATTGGCTCATTCCGCAACATGCCCACGAGCAGCATCATGGCATACGTTGACCAGTTGCGGCCTGGAACCGAGGAAACCGGCGAGGGCTATGCTTCCCGCGCTGAATTATTCGATCAGGTATCGGCGGCGGCCACGAAGGTGATCAGCCAGCGCCAGAATAATCCATTCAATGCTGCGGTGGAGATTGGTGCCTATAAGCCAATCGCCAGCAACAACCCTAACGACATCACAGCCGAGGTGGCTAACCGTTTTTCTTCACAGGAAAGCCTGCGCGCACTGGGCATCAATGCGCCTATCCTGTCCAGTGAGGAGGCTTCTGCACTGTCCGAACAGGTGCGCGGTACCAAAGACGTAAATCAGACAATCAGCCTGTTACAGAGCATGGGGGAAACGCTGTCCGCTCCGGCAATGCGGCAGGTCGCTTCTGCCATTGCACCGAACAACGCAGCCACCGCCTATTCTGCGCTGCTGCTTGGCACGCCGGATAACCAGTACGACAACAAAAAACCATCGATCGCATACAGTCAGTTCATTGGCTACAAGCCGACCATGAACAAGTACGACGTATCGAAGGTGATCCTCGCTGGCGATCAGTTGCTCAATCCAACGAAGGCAATGAAAGACGCTGGTATAACCCCGGTGCAGTTGCCGAGCGAAGATAAGCTGAAACGAGCATTCGACGATCAGGTGGGTAATGCATTCGCCAATAACGCACAGGCGCGCCAGCTCAGTTACAACCTGTTCAAAGCTGCTTACGCCGGGATCGCTTATCAGTCAGGTGATGCATCCATGACCCGCACTGATGCAGCCAACTCCGACGTAGTGGAAAAGGCGGCGCAATACGCCACAGGTGGCGTGTACAAGGGCTTTAATGGTGGAGATGTGGTAATGCCGTTCGGCATGGATAAGTCCACCTTCAAGGACCGCTACACCGCATCCGCACAGCAGGCGCTGAAAGCTGCCGGTCTGAACGTAAACGCCGCATCAAACTTCACGCCAGTCAACATTGGCAACAACCAGTATCGGCTGGTAAGCGGCAGCGGGCGCTGGGCAACGGACCCGAAAACCAATGAAGCTATCGTCGTGAGGGTAGAATAATGTCTGATGTATTTTCTCTTGCTCCGGAAGGCCAGGCATGGACCGACGATAAAGCAGCAGCCAATCTGGCACGACCAGAAGACTATGAGCCGACATTCTTTCAGGGTTCAATCGCCGCACCGGTGCGCGGCGTGGCGGAGGGCACTCTCGGCCTGGCTCAGTCTGCCGTCGGATTCAGTAAGCGCCTGATCAGCGATCCGGCATTCACCGCTGACGTGGCGCCAACGGTCAATATCTTCCGTGTGATGTTTCCTGATGCCGATAAAGCGCTGAATGAAACATACGATACGATCGGCAAACAGTTGCAGGATGCGCGAGGGTATGTGAAGCCGGATGCTGGTAGTCAGGGAACCGCTGCCGAGGTTCTTTATGGCCTCGGTCAGTTCGTGCCGGCCATTGGTGCGACCATTGTCGGCGGCCCTGCGGTCGGTGCTGCTACGGCATTCAGTTCAACGTATGAACAGTCCTATCAGGATTTCAAAGGAAAGGGGGTAGACGAGTCGACGGCGCGCAACCTGGCAACTCAGCAGAGTCTTTTCAACGCAGCGGGCATGGCCTTACCTGCTGCCATCGGCACCACTCTGGCAACGCGCATCGCCTCAGGTGTGTCAATCAACACCGGGTTCGGTGGCCTGAATCGTTACTCCGTCGGCGAAACGCTGGAGGAGAAAGGATACACCGAGATGGCGAAACAGTACCGGGTATTCGACGGCCAGGCGATGCTGGTGGACGCGGTGCTTGGTGGAGCATTTGGTGGTGCCCATCACCTGGCCGCGCGAAATGCTGACGTGCCGCCACCGCCAGATTCTGAAGCACCGATCCCGGCGGCGGAAGTGCAGAGCGCACCTGATGCAACCGCAGAGCCATCGCCTGTGGCCGAAGTAGCACCAGTGACAGACGCGCCAGGATCACCGGTTCGCTCGGATTCTCAGTCGCCAGTGACAGAGCCTGCCGCCACGCCAGATATTCCTGCTATTAAACCAAGCGATATCGATGCCGCCCACACTCTGAATGAGGGGCTCTATTACGATCTGGAATCCTCCCCGGTGCTGCATGCCAGCAACGAGAGCATCAACAGCCATGTGGCAGCCATGGACGAAGCGTATCGACAGCTGAATGACGGCCAGCCTGTTAACGTCGGTATGATGGCGCGCGGGCTGGATGGTCCGGCAAGGCCTGGCATGCTGGAATCTGCAAACGAGCAGTACCATGCAATGCAGCAGGTTTTCGAAGAGAATGGTGTCAGGTATGAAACGCCGGCAGAACTGGCTGGAGAAGCTACGGCGCCGCGAGCAGAAAGCGCCTTTGTTGCAGCAGATGAAGCTGGCGGGCAGGTCAGCGTGGATCCCGACACTGGCCAGGCTATTTCATCCAACAGTTACGACCTGATGGCGGCACGCGATATGGCGACCACTAATCCGGAACTGACAATTACGCATCCCGACACCGGGCAACCGGCGAAACTCTCTGATGTTCTGGCTGAATTTGATGAGCAAATCCAGACAGTGCAGAGCGAATCGAAAGTTTATTCCGTCGCCGCCGCGTGCTTCCTGAGGAATCCATAATGAAACAGGCATGTGTTGAAGCCATTGCCCAGACGCTGGGCCGCCAGCCCAAGGCCGATGAGCTTAAAAATATCGAAGACCGGATCAAAGAGGCCGTGCGCGACGTTCACCGGAAAAACGCCCGGGATGGCAAGACTGGTATCCCTGATGCGCAGACCTACATGGAGGCCGCTGAGCTTGTGCGTCAGCGCGTTGTGCATGATGTCTATAAGAAGCGCCAGCGCGTCGCTCAGAACGCGATCGCAATCAGCAGGGTGACAGATACCCTTGACGCTAATATCCCGCCAGAACAGCAGACACCCGCCAATTTGCAGCAGTTTATCTTCGCAGGGCGGCGCACAACTGACGGGAAAGATATTGCCGTCACCTCGGCCGAGGAACTGGCTACCGGCGCTTATCAGGACTGGTCCCGCCAGCTCAGCGCTGAATTGCTAAAGGCCGGTGATGATGTCCGAAAATTCTTCGAGCAGAGCAAAGCGCTCGGCGAGCAGCGTTTCCGCAGTCTGTTCGACCAACAGGCGGCAAAATCGGCACAGTTTCAGATCCTGAAAGAGCTGTACGGTGAGGATACTGGCAACCCGCAGGCGAAGAAAATCGCACAGGTCTGGAATGACGTCACCAGCCGGGCCCGCCAGGAGATGAACGACAACGGTTTTGATATCGGACTGCGAGATGACTGGCACCTGCCGTATGTGGACGACGCTGATTTTATTCGCAACGCCGGACGAGATGAATGGCTGGCATCATTGCCGGTGGCAGAACAGGCCAAAGCGCGACTGTCAGGCCGCCAGCCGCCGATAGAGTTTGCCCGCCAGGCGTGGGTGGACGACGTTTACAACACGCAGGATCGCAGCAACTACGTTAATCCGGACGGCAGCCCGATGAATGACATCGAGTATCGCCAGGCGCTGGAAGCGATCTTTGAAACGAAGGCCACCGACGGGGCCAACAAAATCGACCCGGGCGCGTTCATGGGCACCGGAGGGATAAAGAACCGCGGCTCCCAAAGCAGGGTGATGGCGTTCAAAGATGCGCAATCGCACTTCGCCTACATGGAGCGCTACACGCAGCAGCCGGTGGTTGGTGTGATGATGTCCCATCTGCAATCCTCCTCTCGTGATCTGGGTGTCGTTAAAGCCTTCGGCCCGGATGCTGCGCGCAACTTTTCCCTGGTGCTTGATCGGGTGTATCAGCGTGCTGTTACAGGTGGAAAGCCCGTGGGGCACATGAACGAAGAACGCAAGATGGTCGAGCGGATGTTTAACTCTATGGCCGGGCTTAACGGTGTGGCCACATCGAGCGTGTTCACTTCTGCTGTTGGCGGTCTGCGTAACCTGATGACCAGCGCGATGCTCGGTACAAGTGTACTGACGGCAACCAGCGACCAGGCCATTATGCGCGCCAATGCCCAGGCGCTCGGTTTCACCCGCGACGGCATGCGCCTTTCAACTAACACCATTAAGAACCTTTTCAGTGGTGACGCGAAGCGAGCCAACGCAGAACTCGGCTTGCTGGTGGATTCGCATGCCGCTGTAGTCTCGAAGATGGGCGGCTTTGACCTGTCGCGCGGAATCACCGGCTGGTTCGCAGAAAAAACGTTGAAATGGTCCGGTCTGATCGCCATGGACCGCGCCAATAAAGCGGCGTTCGGCCTGCTGATGTATAAAAACATTGGCGAACTGACCCGCAAATTTAAGACGCTGGATGACGTTAAAGGGTCAGATAAAACCATCCTGGCTAACAAAGGCTGGAGCAACGAAGACTGGGCGATAATGGCAGCGGCAGACCTACAGCCAATGACTACCTCCGGGCATATGGGTATGACGCCTGATGCGATTTACGCCGTGCCAGATGACGTGATCACCGGCATCATGTCGGACCGTATTGCACAGGTGCGCGCCGGTAGCGAAGCAGCACTGGCGGCGCTTGGAGATCTACCTCCTGAACGTCTGAAGCGGATGAAAGAAGCATTTGACGCAGAAGCAGAGCAGACCATCACTCGTATGGTTCGCAATGCCCGCGCCGAAGCCGCTCAGAAATTGCTGGGTATCACACACGGTGAAATGACCAGCGCAGTAACGACCGCCACAGGACTGGATACCTATGCCAGAGACGATGCCGGACAGTTGATTAAGAGCTTCATGCTTTTCAAAACCACGCCATTCGCCGGGTTCCGCCAGCTGGTAAACCGGGCTAATGATCTGGACACGGTACCAGCTCTTAAATTCCTCGCTTCATACATTGCAGGCACGACTCTGGCCGGGATGTTTGCAAACCAGATGAATAGCCTGTTGACCGGTAATGACCCACTGGATATGACAAAGCCAACCACATGGGTACAGGCTCTACTGAAAGGCGGATCATTCGGTATCTACGGCGATTTCCTGTTCCAGGACCATACGCAATATGGCTCAAGTATCGCGGCCACCATCGGCGGTCCGGTGCTCAGCTTTGCAGAACAGTTAACCAAGCTGCTGATCACGAACCCGCAGAAGGCATTACAGGGGGAAGAAACTTCTTTCGGTGCCGACGCGCTTAAGACGGCACGAATGATCACCCCTTTCGCAAACCTCTGGTATGCAAAAGCCATTACCAATCACCTGATCCTGCAACAGCTTCAGGAGATGGCGAACCCTGGGTACAACTATCGGGTAAGGGACCGCGCGCAGCGGGAATTTAACACAACGAGCTGGTGGGAGCCTGGCGAAACAGCGCCGCGGCGCGCCCCAGATCTCGGGAAGGCGGTGGGCCAATGATGGAAATCTTAGTCAGGATTGGATTGATGCTGCTCTGGTTTGCTGTCGTAGTTGTATGCGGCACAGTTTATCTTTGGGCGGTGATTTTCGCTATCAGGAAAGGATGGCTTGGGGAGACTTCAGCGAAGGTCGTTTACTTCGCGACCTTCGTCATACTTGCTGCGATAGTGTTTAAATTACCGCTATTGTGACATGTCACGAGGCCGCGCCTGCGGCCTTTTCTTTATGTCGTTTCCTGCTTCAACTTTTCCACGCAGTAATCAAGATGCATTTGCAGATCCTTCATGGACATCTGCGAGCTGGTGACATAGTTAACCAGAGCAGTCAGCTCAGCCATCGGACCATCAACGTTAAAACCATCCTCACCAAGCTGGCGCAGCAAAGTCATCAGGTGAGAATCTTCAACAAGGGAGCGGACGCCTCCCGGCGTGTGTATTCGTTCGGCAAATCCTTTTTCCAGCGGGTGATGATACTGACGTTGCATCTGATAATCTCCATGCATTCACTGTATATATGTACAGTAGCAAAAGTCCATAAGACTATCCAGCACGAATTGCTATTTACCCAAAAGGTAATAACTTTCCTGATTGTTATTCATTCAATTCATATAAGGTTTGCCAGGTAATAAACTGTCCTGATGATGCACGCGCGCCGGGCGCTGCTTTACAGGAGACAGTCCATGACGGTATCAACCGTAGTTGACCATAACGATTACACCGGGAACGGCGTTACGACGTCTTTCCCGTACACTTTCCGTATTTTCAAAAAAACAGATCTCACTGTCTCGGTTGTAGACCTTGACGAAAACATCACTGTTCTGGTGCTGGATACTGACTACACGGTTACGAACGCCGGTGGGTATAACGGCGGCAGCGTGGTGCTCACTACGCCGCTGACGAACGGCTGGCAGATCTCCATTGCCCGTGAGCTGGAGCCAACTCAGGAAACAGATCTGCGAAACCAGGGGAAGTTCTTTGCAGAAGTACATGAGGATGCTTTCGATAAGCTGACAATGCTTATCCAGCAGGTAGGAAGCATGTTCAGGCTGGCGCTTAGGAAACCATCCAGCATTGCCAACTGGTACGACGCACTGAACAACTACATCCGTAATGTGCGTGACCCACGCGACCCGCAGGATGCGGCCACCAAAAACTATGTTGATACGCTGTCCGGAAACAACCTAAACCGTACACTTCGAGTGCCTGAGTCGATCCCGCAGCTGCCTAATGCATCCATCCGCGCTAACAAAATCATTGCATTTGATGCTGCCGGAAATCCTTTTGTTACGTTACCCCCTTCCGGTTCAGCTACCGATGTTCTAACAGAGTTGGCTAAACATACTGGTGCCTCACTCATTGGTACGAATGGTGGAAATAGTGTTCAGGATACATTAGACGAATATAGTACAGAGATAAAAAACTATAATTCTGTTATTAATGCCGGTGTTTACCTTAGAGATAGCATTTTTAGTAATATCCGTGGAGTTAAATATCTTAACAATAATCTACTTGCTTGGAATAGTACTGATCTTGAAAATGATAAACTATCCCCATCAGATACAGTTTTTTATAGACTCCCTCAACTGATCAAACTCCCCTCTGGTACACTTGTAGCATTTTGTAATGAGTTGCATGGGAATAATACTGATATAGGTAAAACACCTGATCAGCAGTGCAATTTGGTAATGAAATATTCCACTAATAATGGGTTAAACTGGTCAAGCAAAATTGTAGTCGCAAACTTCGGACCTACGTACCAAAATGGTGAAATGAACTGCATGTATAACCATGTGGATGGGAAAATTTATGTATATTTTACATCATGTAAAGGTCAAACAGGCTGGGGATACTCACAAGCAGGAACTACAGATCCACAATATTCTTCACAGATTTATGTAACGTACTGTAATGGTGAAGCCTTTGACTGGATTACTCCAATAAATATTACCTCTCAACTTAAAGGACAGGATGATGCTTTTATATGGACATCTCCAGTCAGGGGGGCTGTCATGCCATCTGGGAAAATGGCTATAAGCATTTCAACAGTAAGTGTATTTGGGGTGGTAACATCATATATTTTGGAAGTTCTCGGTTCGACCATATACAAAAAATCGCAATTCTTAACATCTCCCGATTCTGGCGGGGAAATTGGTATTCATCTCAAGAATGATGGCCGGCTTGTTGCTCACGTTAGAGCATATCCAGTTAACGGCAAAGGGAAACAGGATTTCTATATTTCAGATATTTACAGGGACGCATGGACAAAATTATCGTCAGTTACCACAACAGATGTTAGGGGGGATCTCGCACAGATTTCAAATGAGTATGATGATGGTGCGCTTTGGGTTATGACGGTGGCTAACGGTACCGATGACGCAGGAAGCAATCGTTCAAACTACAGAGCGTTTTTTAGTCGTGACCTTATAACTTGGACAATGTCTCCAGTATCGGTAAACTCGGTATATGTTGGTTATATATCATCAATTTCAGTTGGTGACGGAGATTCAATAGTTTCTGTTTCAGAGGTGTCACAATTTGGCGGGATTTGGTTTACATGGACAAGCCAGAGCTACCTCAGAAGCAGAACATATGCAATCAATCCTAATTCATTATATGAAATTTACAACTCCGACAAATCTCTCCTACTTTCAACGGGTGCGGTAAATAATTATGATTTCTATATAAATAAAAATAATGAAACGTTGTGCATAAATTACAACGGTGCAGAGAAAGTGTTGCGTCAGTTTGGCATAAACTCAAGTACGACATATGTCGTTACTACTGGATTTACAGGCAATACAATCAACGTTGACAATGTAGATATCATTAACGTTGGAACCGGGCAGTTTACTATAGGTGGACTTATCGGAGGTCACATAGGGAAAAAGATAACAATATATTGCCTGTCTTCAAGTTCCTGGATAAAAATTAAAAGGCAATCAACTGATGTTGCAGACGTAACGAATAGATTCTTCTTCGCCGCATCTGGTGGAAACGATTCAATACAAGTTAAATATGATGTTATCGCTTCCATTACAGTGACGAGAACGACCAATGGATGGGTTACGGAATCAATCGCTAACAGCGTAGCATGATTGATAGGTGCCATGAGTGGCACCTACCTTTACTTAACCAACGCTATGATTCTGTTAACTATCAACTTATCAATAGCTATAGTGGCAACAAATGACAACAAGAAAATTAACGGCATGAATATAACAGTTTTTGCAATTACCATATCCACAACGGTGTTTATTGAAAATGTTTTTGATATGAAAACCAATATAACCATATGCATCAAGTAAATGCCGTAAGTGTAAGGTGCGACCCAGACAATTATTTTTGATATTTTGCTTTTATTATTTATTTCAATTCCTGTTATAAATAATGTAAACATGCATGAAACAAAAAACATACCAATACCTGAGTCGAATGGTCTTGTGTCAAAACCAAGTCTATTCACGCTTAGCCAGGTAAGTATAAAATGAATTACAAGAGACAAGAAAAATAGTTGTGAAACTTTTTTTCTGCCAATTTTTACCCTTGCAAGCAATCCGCCAATTACGAAGTAAGCCACCCAAACGTCAATTCTTGGTAGCGGGATTAAAGGTTTGTAGAATGTAATAAGTTTGTTTAGTTGAGGTTCATATTGACCCCAAGCGCACAACATAGCAATGACAACTATAGCTATAATGCTTTTATTTTGTGGTATTGCATCAGTGATAATCTTTAACGCTGGGTAAATCAAATATATACCCAGCAAAAAATAAATGAACCACAAATGCGTAGAAATCGCAACTCTAGAAGATGTCAGCAGCCTAAAGTAACCATATACACCATCAGACTGATACAATGGGTAATGAAAATAAAGAAAATTAATGAACGAGTAAATGAAAAATGGTATCAGTAATGTTGTGATCCTTTTTTTATACTCGGATAGTAAATTTCCATTTTTTTTATTAAGAAGAAAGTACCCACTCATTATAAAGAATACAGGAAGCCCAATTGATACAATAGCCTTCATAAACATTGATTGATAAATGATTGAATGGCTCTCGTTAATTTTAATCATTAACAAGTAGTTCGGTGTAGAATGTATGCCTATAACTAACATGCAGCAAATTATTCTTAGAAGGTCTGCTGATACATTACGCATTTTATTAAATACCAGTTTCAAGTTTATTATTATATTACACTGGAGAAACCAAAAAATCTACCCAAGAGGTAATTTCGGTAGGAGTTTTCTGAGGTTTTTTAAACCACATATGGTTTATTGTGTATGATGAACTCACCAACTAAGGGGGTTCTTTATGCACATTAAACGGTGGTCACTATGTCGCACACGTTAACCACGGAATCGCTGAATCAGGGGCTTAGCCTGAGCGCGCTAATATCTGTGGTCGCGGGTGTGCCGCCGGAGGTGGCTTTAGGTGCGCTCGCTGGTGCGGTAATTTTCGTTACCTCGGCAGTGGAGTATCCCATAAAGCGGCGGTTGCTTCTGGCGTTCCTCAGCTTCTTCTGCGGCCTTCTCTTCTACAAGGCGACAGCATCCATTCTTATCGGTATTGCCAGCATGATCCCCACGATTACACAGGACTCTTTCGAGAAGGGAATTGTGTTTTCTGCCGGGGCATTCGTGTCGGCAATCGTCGCTGTGCGTATTGGCATCTGGCTGTATCACCGTTCTGAAAATCCGCGCGACCTGATCCCGGGGAGAAAAGACGATGACCAGTCCTGAGTTGCTTCTCATCCTTAACGCCGCTATCTGCGGCGGCATTGCAATCCGAGTCCTGCTGTTCCGCCGTGACGGGTCACGACACCGCTGGTGGGGCGGGTGGCTCGCATACCTCCTGATCGTCGTGGCGGCCAGCGTACCTATCCGGACCTTCTACGGGTACTACGTCAGCGCCGACTGGTCAGAAGTCATCATCAAGGCCGTGTTCCTGGCTGCGCTCATCAAGACAAAAGGGAACGTGGTGCAAATCTTCAAGATAACGAGGTCCCAGCATGGACATTAAACAATTCCAGCGTGCAGCTGGCATCAGCGAGGTGCTGGCCACGCGCTGGTACCTGCATATCACCGCAGCCATGAAAGAGTTTGGCATCGAGCAACCGCTACACCAGGCGATGTTTATCGCGCAGGTGGGCCATGAGTCCGGCGGCTTCACCCGGCTGCAGGAGAACTTCAACTACAGCGTGACTGGGCTGGCAGGATTCGTCCGCACCGGGCGACTCACCCAGGGCCAGGCTAACGCGCTGGGCCGCCGTGCTGGTGAGCCATCGTTACCGCTGGAGCGCCAGCGTGCGATCGCCAACCTCGTGTACAGCAAACGCATGGGGAACAACGGGCCGACAGACGGCTGGTTCTACCGCGGGCGCGGGCTTATCCAGATCACAGGTCTGAATAATTATCGTGACTGCGGCAACGGCCTGAAGGTGGATCTGGTGCAGAAACCGGAACTTCTGGCGCAGGATGAGTATGCGGCCCGAAGCGCGGCGTGGTTCTTCGCCACTAAAGGCTGCATGAAGTACACCGGCGACCTGGTGCGCGTCACGCAGATCATCAATGGTGGGCAGAACGGTATCGACGACCGGCGAGCCCGATACATCACTGCCAGTAAGGTGCTGGCGGTATGATCTGGGCATTCGTGAAAGCGTACTGGAAACAGTTGCTTATCGTGGTGATGCTTGCTGCTCTGGTAGTCGGCAGCATGGTTGCCTGGAATGTACATGGCAGCCGCCAGTACGATGCAGGGTATGCGCAGGCACAGTCAGACCAGAAACAGGCTGATGATAAGGCCAGGTCACAACGTGATCAGGAGAAGACACAAATTGAACGTGAAGCACAATCCCGTATCGATGTGGCGCGTGTTGATGCTGAGCATGCTAATACCGCTGCTGACGGCCTGCGCGCCGAGCTTGACAAAACCAAGCGACTCGCCGAACACTATACCGGATCTTTCCCCACTGGCACGCCAGCCAGCAAGGTCATCAGTGTGCTCGCCGACATGCTTGAAGAAAGCAACCGATCTTACATCGCAGCAGCAGAAGAGGCTGAGCGATATCGGTCTGCAGGACTCACATGCGAGCGGCAGTACGACTCCCTGAAAATTGGGCACTGA